AAGTACAAGGACTGACACATGGTTCTTTTTTTTTTTTAAGTGGAATTATACAATGGAGCCAAAGTGGGTGTGAAATTAATTATTGGTAAAAAAGAAATGCCATACTCTCGACAAAATATGATTAAAGTAATATACAGTTTTATTCCTTATCTCTCTATTGATGACTTGACTACACTTGGCAATGATATAAATTCTACCAAAGAGCAAATAAGACATAATGCTCACAAAGCAAGAGAAGAAGGAAAGAAAATTCCAATACAATCTAATCGACACGATACATGACTGAAATTTGGATTGCATTGGTATTAACATGGACGCCAATGGTAGAACGCACAGTAGATAAAGAATTCAATACAGAGAAAGAGTGCTGGGATTACTATGAAACAATTATTGCACCAGACACAACTCTCGCCGAAGGCAAATGGGGAACACAAAATCTAACAAGTCAAAATAAAAGGCCAGACAAGAACTTCCATTTCAAAACGAACTGGAACTATCCCATAAGAACGTACAAGGGACTAAGAGAATCATCAAGTGGCAAAGATCAAGTCTGGTTGTCCTGTGAACCAAAATATCCAAAAATATATAATGAATAAAATGTATAGACCATTACCGGCTTGTGTGACTATAAGAGAATCACCCATTGAAGGCTTTGGGCTTTTTGCTACTGAACGAATTCCAGCAGGAACTTATATTGGAATAATTCATGTTGTTAGTGAAAATGTTGTGGGCGGTATTGTACGCACACCACTTGGTGGGTTTGGGAATCATTCAGATACACCAAACTGTTTTAAGGTAAGATTAGAAAATGAAAACTCTTGGATAGGTGCTTCTAGAGATATAGAGCCCGATGAAGAGATAACTTGGAAATACACTTTATATGAGATAAAATAATGGCTAGAAAAAAGACAGTAATAAAACGTGAGAAACTTGCACCAGTTAAAAAGAAACGAAAACTCTCTGAAGAGGCAAAACAGAAATTGAGAGATCGTCTTGCAGTGATGAGGGCTAATAAGAAACCTGCAGAGTATAAAAATGTAGCGAAGTCTGTTTTGGCACTTCCCGATGATGACAAATATTCTTTCAAGAATGTCAAGGCCTGGATTCGTAAGTCAAAAGACTTGGTTGCTGAATACAATAAGACAGCACGAAGTATGAGAATTGCCCCACAAGAAAAACAAAAGGCTGCAGCAGCTGTAGACCATAAGAAAGCATATATTCGGTATTGTGAATATTACTTAAAAACTGGCGATTGGATTTCTACATTTTCTGGTGAAGATGAGACTAATCGAGTAATTCCAAAATGTGTGGCTATGGCTTATTATGAAGACGGCACACCTAAGAGAAGTACAGGAGTTTTCTACCCTGACATTAACATGGTATGGAAACAAGACATGATTGAAGCAGATTATGTACCTATGGAAACTGTGTCACAAACAGTTGCAATGACAGACAAACAATTTACATCAAATCTTTAAGGGGGGCCGGGAGCCTCGTTCCCGCGGGGCGCCCTTCTTGACAAATCACAAAAGTATGGTATAATAATAGAATATAACGATAGCAGTGTAAAAAGGGCCCAGCACCAATGGGTGTAATCTGAGTGCCCCGCCTTTCTCACCTCCAATGTTGCTAGTCCTTCAGCGGAGTTTAACTAGGGGATTCATCACTCTGGAAAAGCGATAACCAAGCTGTCCTTTTTACACACGCATTACACATAGGAGAATTATGAGTTTAAATATAGATTTTAGTGGCGACCAACAGGAAGAGAATGATCAAGGTGTAAGTCCGAAGGCAATGGGTGGTACAGAGTTATCACGAAAATGGTTATTTGATAGATTAGATCCCGAATTGAGAGATTATTTTCAATTCATTTCTTCTAGGAAACGAAAGTTAGAAGATAAACCGAGATTGTTTTGGGTTCATGATTTGGCCCAAGATCCAGAAGTGGCATTTCTCAAAGAGAAATCTAATGCTATGTTAGATTTTGAGAAGATACTTTTTGTTAGCCATTGGCAACAATACCAGTATGGTGTTTATCTTGGAGTACCCTATGATCATGGTGTCACAATTCAACACGCCATAGACCCAATTCCAGAACATAAAAAACCAGAAGATAAAATTACTTGTATCTATTTTTCAACTCCACATAGAGGTCTTGAGGTACTTCTTGAGTCGTGGCGTTTAATGAAAGAGAATCTAAAGAGTGAGGCAGTAGATAAGGCTGAGTTAAAAGTCTTTTCCAGCTTTGAAATTTATGACCGGCCCCACATGGATGAACAGTTTCGTCATGTGTATAAGAAGGCTCAAGACATGGATCAAGTTCACTATTCTGGTTCAGTTTCAAATGATGTGATTAGAGAAGAATTACAAAAGACACATATACTGGCATATCCAAGCACTTACATGGAAACTGCTTGTATTTGTGCTATTGAAGCCATGAGTGCAAAACAATTAGTGGTGTGTCCTAATCTTGGTGCACTTCCAGAGACTTGTGCAAATTTTTCATTCATGTATGGATACGAACCAAACCCTGACCGGCATTGTCAGGTTCATGCTCACATCCTTGCTCGTGCTATCAACTCCTATGGAGATACAGGCACTCAGGCTCTTCTAGATCTTCAGAAGGGATATTTCGATATGTTCTATGATTGGCGGACTCGCCTGAATCAATGGCAGGCATTTTTGACCAGTTTGATGGAGAATATAGAGGCAGCGAAAAAGAAATAAGTGTTATAAATACAGATAGAGGGTTGCACCAACAACCCCCCATCCTAAACAATAACGAACTTATAAGGAGTCCGCTTATGTCTACTAATATCTATACACCAACCCATACACCAGAAGAACTAGAAGAATTTCTGCCAGGCCTTAGAGAATCCATGCAGAACTTTGATATCAATGATTGTGATATTGAACCGATGAAAGCTCTGTCTGGTAAAAGTCATCCTATGTATGGTGTGAAACATTTACCAGAATCAATACAGTTAATGAGAGAAGCAAGTACAGGGGTAATTCCTTCGGCTGAAACCAGAAAGAAGTTAAGTGAGTTTAATACGGGCAAGACACTTTCACCAGAACACCGAAAAAAGATAAGTGAATCACATTTCGGAATAAGACCTTCAGCTGAATCCCGAAAGAAAATGAGTGAAGCAAAGATGGGTAAGAAACTTTCAGAAGAACATAAACAGAAAATGAGGGAGTCTCATAAAAATAGACCGCCCATTTCAGAAGAAACCCGAAAGAAATTGATGGGAAACACTAACGCAAAGAAAAAAAAATTATGATCCTCCTAGATTTTAGCCAGACAATGATCGGCACCTTTATGGTGATGTCCAGAGGACAGCTAGTCGTTGATGAAGACCTTCTGAGGCACACAGTTCTAAATACTATAAGAACGTATAAGAACCAATTCAAAGAAGCTTATGATAGCGGAGGAATGGTCATATGTTGTGACTCTAAAGATAATTGGAGAAAAGAATCATTTCCAGAATATAAGGCGAATCGTAAGACCAAGCGAGAAACCGATACTACAGATTGGAAGTCACTATTTGAATTTTTAGCAGAAATGATAGAAGACTTTAGAGTACACTTTCCGTATAAGGTGATGAAGATTGATAGAGCTGAGGCGGACGATATCATAGGCGTACTGACTAAAGAATGTCGAGTGGGGGCCACTATCATCATTTCAAGTGATAAGGACTTTATACAACTTCAGAAGTATGAAGGAGTCCGTCAATGGTCACCTTTAAAGAAAGACTATATAAGTGATAATCCAGTAGAATCATTGTATGAGAAAATTATACGCGGTGATACTGGTGATGGTGTTCCAAATATCTTATCTTCTGATGATGTCTTGATAACTGAGGGTAAACGACAAACACCCATCACCAAGAAGAAACTAGACGCTTGGAGAGGTAAATCACCAGAAGAATTTTGTACAGGAGATATGCTCAGAAACTACCATAGGAACAAAACAATGGTAGATTTAAGGGAAACTCCAAATTCAATTCGTATAAATATTATCA